TTTTCTTGTTGCTGGATGTCCAACAATCTTTACACTTGCTCCTCCACCATCTATAGATTCAGTTGCTGTATCACTTGAACCTGCTGTAAAACTAAATCTATTATCATCAATATTGGTAATTGTAAATGTGCCATTAAGATTTCCACTTGCTAATCCATTTCCATCTGCATCAAAAATATCTTGTGCACCACTAATAGTTATACTTGCTCCAGTAGAAAAACCATGTTCAGCAAGAGTTACTTCTACTACACCTGAACCTTGTGCAGTCTTAAATGGATTGTTATCTAGTTCTATTTCAACATCTCCAAGCAAAGTTCCTGTTAGTACAGTTGTAGATGTAAAGCCAGTAATTAATATTTCTGTACCATGATACCTTACTCTTGTCCCAATATATGATGGGCTTGATGTCCAATAAGCAGCAGAAGTTGTAAGCGTAACTCCAGTTGAACCTTTTGCTGTTTGGTTTATGTCAAGTGTAATATCATCTGCTGAAAATTTAAAATATGGTTGATATGTTTTTTCATCATTTATACTTTTATCAAATTCAAATGTAGACAAAGTAAATGTAGTTGCACCAGTTCTTTTTAAAACTTTAGTAGAAAAATCTTTATGAGCAATAATCATTGTATCGCCTTGCTGTGTAACAGTAAGCTCAAAGAGTTGTGCTGTTGCTATACCTGATGATGTAATTGTTTGTAACAATGTACCTGCACTACTATATATTTTTATAGTAGTATTTTGAAAAAGTATTACATACTCCTGGTCATCTGAAAAAATAAATGATTCTAGTCTACCTGTTGCACTACCAGCATCTGCTCTGTGTACTGTGCCAGGCCTTCTTTCAATACCGCCTTGATTTAAAGTCAATACATTTCTAGCTTTTTTTAATCCTTGTTCATAAGCTACTACATCTACTCTACTAACAATCTTTGGGTCTAGTTCTCCTCTTACAAAACTTGCTTGATGTATTCTCTGTATTGCCATTCATTAGCTCGTTGTTGTATTAATATTAGATAATGATGTACGATTTCTTCTATTACGCATTCTATTTACATCCATGCGTTTTGTGGTTTGTGCTTGACCATCTGTAGATTTAGCCATTGCTATTTGTGCTATTGCCCTTTGTTGATATAGCTGAGATAAACTATCATTTCTTGCAATAGAACCAGCAAATAAACTAGCAAGTTCAAAAACCATACATTGTTTAAAATATGGTGGAAACTCTGCTTCACTTGGTTGAAATGTATAATCACATATCAAAGTATCTGTACTGCTTGTATCCGCAAGTAATTTATCACCATAGCGGTCAAAAACAATTACATTGTCAGAAACTGTTATTGTATGGATAAGTAAAGCATCACTTGGTATAGCATATGCTGATTTAAATCTTGCTAATGGAGATACTGCTTGATAACTTAACTGTTGTTGTTTTGCTGCAAATCTCCAGCGAACTCTTGTCAACATAGCTTCTAATGTAGATTCATATAACTGTCCTGCTACTATAGATTCTGTTGTTGCTTCTTCAAAGCTAGTTATTATGTTAGCACCCACTAGCACTAGGGCTTTGTTGCAAATATCAAATCTAGTTTCTGATAACATAATAACTCCTTTAGAAAATGAGGGAAGGGTGTAGTCAGACCTTCCCTCAAGTTCAAAGCACTAATTAAGTGCCATTTGTTGTGGTAACAGTTGAAGCTCCTGTTGCTGATGTTACTACTAATACATCAACAGTAGCTGTACCACCTGTTGCACCTACAGCGATAATAATATCAAACTGTTTTAGGTTGTCAGTTACTGAATTAAAGTAACCTGAACCAGCAATCGTGCTTACTGCATCTGTAGATTGGTACATAAATAAGTTAGAGTCTCCTCCACCTGCTACCAATTTTAACGCTGTTGCGGTTAAAGCCATAATGTCCTCCTTTATTCAGTAATCTGGATTTGCATGAAACCATTAGCATCAATAGCTACTGCGTTCATACTCATCATAGATGTTGTTTGATGACTTACCTTCTGAGGAATATAATGCATTTCAGTTCTAATATCAGCACCTGTAGCAAGGCCAATAGCAGATTTATGATATGCATGACAATCTCTAGTAGTACTAGATATTGTTAATCCTGAATGTGTGAAGTATAAGAACCCTAACCATCTCTTAGCAGTCATACCGCCAGAGTAAGGTAATTCACCTTCTCCAACATATTCTGCTCTTGAGAATTGGTCAATCTGTAACAAGTCAGCCCATCCAGCACTAGACACAACAAAGTATCTTTGACCATCATCAGGAACATCTGCTTCACCAAATGTTTCATATGTGGTTAAGTTCTTTGCAAGTGTAAGTCCTGCACTACCATGAGCAATGTTTGCAGAGTTTGTACCTGCATCTAATACATCAATGATAAGTTGGTCTGTTTTTCTACCTAAAGCTGCCGCAGCAGATTGAGCTAGAACTTGTCTTTCGTCTATGTTTGTTTTTAACTCATCTAGTGTGTCTACCATATCACTTGCATAAAAATCACTAAGTGTTACATCAACTGTACTATGTGAGAGATCCATGATTGGAACTTCTGCATGACGACTTTTTGTAACCGCAGTTCCTTTACCTACTTTCTGGAAACGTGCTTGATTACCTTTTATATTTTTTGACTGCCTAACAGTATTGGATAGTTTAGAACCCATACGTTGATATGCCATATGGACTTCTGCTTCAAACTGTTTAATAAAGGCAGTATCGATAGATGTACTCATCGTTATCTCCTGTTAAATTAAATTAAAATTTCACAGTTGTCCTTTATCCTTCAATTCGGTTGTCCATTTAGGGCCTATCTCCGACATATTGGGCTGTATTTCTTTATCTACCAATGGCAGATGCTTATAAAAATAATACATTTCAACATTATTTACAAGCGTTGGTTGCTCTGCAATACAATATTTTTGCCATTTCAGCCATTTTATAGACCTTTTATGTTCTTTTATTATGAAATTAAATAAAAAAGTATAATGTGATTCAAGATACGTAATCCATTTAATATTGTTTCTAATGAAAAATCTTTGATGTTTATATAATAAATCACTAGCTAAAAACCAAACTGCTGCTTTTTTTGGGTTTCTTCTATTGACTGGCATTGCACCCCATATAGCTACAACTTCATCTGTGCCTTTTTCAAAAATAGTAAACGTATGTGTATTAGGTCTGTTATACCTAAAAGGATTAATTAATGCCGTTAATGGGTCAATTCCCATAGTTCCTAACTCAAACTTATCTAATTGTTGTAAGTTTGGAGCTAATCGAAAACAATCGTCAGGGATTGTTTTTTCTACATATAGCATTACTTAGTTAGCATTCTAAATGCTGCATCAACCTTTGCTACATATGCTTCATCTCTATATCTTGCATCGTGATATCTAGGGTCAGCCATCATAGCTCTAGCATCAGCCATCGTAAGTTTTTTCTCTGGTTGAGTAAATTGCTCTGACTTTACACCAGTTTTATTCATTTCAATTATGCGTTCTAATGCTTGAACTCCTATAGCAGAACTGCCTAATCCAAAAGCTATTGCTTCATATTCTTCTGGTGGAAAAGTTTTCTGTGCCCATGCATCAACAGCATCAACTCTAGCTTTTCCATTTTCACCTAATACTTTCATTTCAGTTTCCATATCAGGTTGATTGCCCATCATTATATCTACATATTGAACAACGCCTCCTTCAAACTCTTCCTGCGACATTCCATTTTCTTTTGCTACATTGGTCCACCAACTAAACATTGGGTTTTCTTCTACCATTTCAACAGTAATACCTTCTGGTAAAGCTGGTAATTCATATTTCTCTGGTATATTTTCTTCATGTTCTGCTGCTAATTTATTAATAATTTTTTCTTCCATCTCCGCTTCTTTGCCCTTACTAAAGGCCTCAAGTTGAGTATATGATTTAGCCATTTCCTCAGTTCTTATTTCTCCAGTTTCTGGATTATAAAATTTCTCAGGTATATAATCTGGTCTTTCTGGTATTGGTGGTTGTTCCTGTTCAGGAACTTCATCTAGTATTTCTTGCTCTGTTACTTGTTCTTCAGCCATTTTGACTCTCCTCTACTATTTGTTGTGATTTGCCTTTATTCATT